CAAACCCATCAAAGCCTCTTTTGCGGAAAAGATTGCCTCGTTCTTTTGCGTTTCAACAATCATCTTGTAGCGCATGTTGGCATACTCACCAACCTGATTTGCAAGCTCTGTGGCAACTGAACCTGTTTGCATAGCAGCTTGCACAAAAGGTTGCGCATTCATCCTAGCTGTAATGCGCGCCCCAGGCGCTTCAGATGTTGCTAGAACTCTTGTTGTGTATATTGGTATTTGCATCAGCCAAACATCCCCGCACCATAACCAAATCGAGCCGCCGAACCGACACTGCTTAACAAACTTGTTGTTCCTTGAGCGCGCAAACCGGCAGCAGTTGCGCCGCCCTCCATGCGTGAAAGCTCGGCGCTTAACCTAGCGTTTTCCTGTTGGTCATTGATCTGCTGATTTGTAACCTGATTGTTAAAATCAATATTTGCTTGATCAAATTCAAACTCTCGGGCGTTCTGCCTTAACACTGACAATGGCGTACCGACTGAAACATCAATACCCGCCCCGCTGTATTGGTTCACAACTGAGCCTTGGCTTTCCGCAAATCTAAACCGTTCAACGCGCTCCTGCGTTACGGCGTTGCGATTTATAATTTCACGCTGTCTTTCAAGTAAACCGACATCGCGCTCTATAAGTTCAGCGTTAAACTCGCCAACCCTTTGAGCCGCTGCGGCGGCATCGTTAGCTGCGCTTTTTGCACTAAGGCCACCGGCAATCGTTGCACCCAACGTCAACATTTCAAAAAGAGCCATCTAATTACCTCACAAATCAAATGTGTTCATGCGTGGGTACAACGCTAGAACAGTCATTGGTAGGGGCTGTGATTGCCGTACATAAATACGATCCCCCTCAACAAAACCACCGGCAAACTCGATTTCCTTGTCTCCCGTGAATAATGGCACAGCTTGATCCATATTCATAGAGCTGTCGCGGAAGAATATTCTGTCAGCATTTCCGCTGTCTGTGCCTACTTCTGCGCCAACTGTTTCGTGAAACCGCACAGTTATATCGTGAATGCGCTTTGGCTTGCCTTGAGATGTGCCGTCTTGAGATCCAGACTCTAAGCGCATTGTTTGCATTTCGCTTGTGTAGCCAAAGCCAACGGCCCCCGTTGTAACTGGAAAGTCTAGCGTCACTCCCCCACCCGAAACCGTTTTTTCAGAGTGCGTTGCCCCGTTAGCCAAAATAGATAAGGTCTGCCCCTCTAGGTGATAAAGACCAGAAAGTGTTGAGGTGGAAGATCCAGAGTAAACCAAACCACTATCAACAAAGAAAGCAGCAGTCGTGTCACTTCCAAAGTCAAACGTCTTCATAATTTCCACATAACGCTTAGTTACGCTGTTGATCGTGCGCTTGACTATCATGTAAAGCTCATCTTCGCCGCTGTCAGTAGGCAAGGTAATAATGCTTTCGACAACAGCCTGACCGCCATTAAACGATCCGCCTATAATGTGCTTATGCCAAGCAACAATCTCTTCCTCTCGGCGATAGGTAAGGCCAAGCAGGGTTCCATCTGTGCGTCTGGCCCAGACAATGCTCTCAGGCTCTTGCTGGTACGAAAACTCTTGAATGCCGCCTTCAGTCAAATGCTCAGAAAGGATCGTGATGTCTGGCGCTGCATAGCCTGCAACATCAACCTCACCAATATAGCGGAACTCTCTAACTTTTCGCGCACCGCGCTGGGCAAATAAAGTAACGTCAGCAACTTGGACAACTTCGCTGTCAATGCATCCATAGTTAGAATATTTGCGGATCACCGTTTGCGTAGGCGTAACCGGCCCACCATTGGTGGTTGTCAAAACATACTCGCCGCCAGATGTGCCAATGTTTAGGATGCGGGTGGCAGAAAGGTAGCGGATTGCGTTAACTTTGTTAGAAGCAATTGTGTATATCAAAGCGTCATTGTCGGCAGTGCCGGTGTGAAAATTTAAATAATCAGCGTTCTTAGAAAACCACAAAGTCTGCGGGTTGTTGTTTGATGCCGCAAAAACTAAACGCTGCTCAAAGAAAGTTACAACGCTAGGGTAATTGTCAGAGCTAGTTAAAACAGGAGTGTCGTTTTCGTTAATTGTAGGCGTGGCAAATGCCCAAGCATTGTGGTCTGTGCGAGACAGCGTGCGAACTGCGTGGCTCGGGTGAACTAGATACATAACATCCGCAGACTGCGCAAACCGAACATCATTGACTTGTGCAGATGTATACGGAGTTGCGACCTCATAAATCTTTGCGGTTGTGACGCCACTGTTAAAAGTTGTGAAACTTGTAGTATTAATTGCTACGCCGTACAAATCTGTCAGTGTGAAAGTGTTTGTAGTGACATCCGCCACAAGATAGTTTCTAACTGTCATCTCGGTCATTGCACTAGAGTTTGTCAGATAAATTTCATCGCCGTTGCTGTAGCCGTGAGAATTACTTGTAAGAACCCCAGGATTGGCCTTTGTAATTGCTGATATTGTTTTTGCGGAGCTAAGAACTTGCAGGCCATTGCGGAAAACACGCATGTATTGATCGCCAAACTCTAGCGCATAGGTGTCAGAGGTTTTGAACTCAAAAGGGATTAACCGCGTAATATCAGAACTATCTTTAACCTCGCCAAGGTATTCTGTGCCTGGACGGCGCGTCACGCCGCCGTGTGGCTGCACAATCATATTTGTTAGCTGAGACAGTCCTTGAAGGTATTTTTCAATATCCGCGCGCCCTTCTAGGCGCGGTGAAATCTCTCCTGCGGTAAACGTATTAATCGATGGCGCTGATTTAGCCATTAGAACCTCGATTCAATAAAATCACTTGCCTCTATTCGTTGCGGCGCTCCTTCGGTTGCGTCAACAAATCTTGCTTGCTTTAACTTGTCTGAATATTCAGCCGCCAGCATTTGCTTAACACCATTTGATCCAGTTAGCGCGTATCCGATCTCAAATGCTAACGCCGCAGACAAAGCTTCAATTAGATTGGCGTCATACTCTTGTGGGTCAGTTACTCTAGCAACATATTTAATTTTTACCGTGCCTTCGTCACACAAAAGTTTACGGCCCTCAATAACAAAAACAGGGCCACCTGTGTTGTTTCTCATATTATCTTGGGGGTAAGACATTGACCCGTTGCTAAACTCTAGAACGCGCAAACAATATGGGTTAGTGGGAAGTGCGAATTGATTGGAATAACCAAAAGAAGGAGAATCAGTCTCCTTAGCAAGCTCAGTCCTGCGAATTAAACAATTCCACGGATGCGCTCGAAACACACTATCTCGAACACCGTCAAACCTCTGATTGATTAAACGCGCCGGTTTGCTGTTTTCTTCAAAGCTTGAAATGTTATTAGCACCCAAGCTATTCAGCGCATAGTTTGCAATATCAACCGTGCTTGTCATAAGCTCTCTCCATGTGAAAAGAGGGGGCGGCGAACCGCCCCGCTCTTATTAGTCTACCACATACATGATAGTCAGCTCAATAGAGCCGGTAGCAGTACCCGCATTAGTCACGGTAATTGCTACGCCGCTCTCGTTTGCATCTGTCTCTGTGCCGGAGCCTAGAGCGATAGTTGCAAGAACGTCTACCTTTTGAGCAGATGTTGACGCAGCCGCTGCCTTGTAAGCTGCCGCTGACGCAGACACAGCAGTATTTGCTGCGTTTGTGTGAGCCGCGTAGCCAACAGACAGTGTTGTGCCGCCACCAAGCGCGTCATATGCTAGGTTGCCTTGCACCAAACGTGCGCCATCAGGTAAAACAAACATTTCAATTTCACTAGCGCCTGCCAGTGAAACTGCTTCGTATGTGCCATAAGCTATGCGGACTCGTCCACTAAGCTCATTAGCTTGGTTCATCACGGCTGGTGTTGCGCGTGAGTTGGTGCGTTGTGCGGAATATACAGTAGCCATTTTTCAGTCTCCTTATTCGTTACAAGCGATTTCAACGACTTTGGACTCTTCCATCCGCGTCGCACCGACTGACTGACAATAGTACACCTGAGTCGCATAGGATTTGTCTGCACGTTCATCAATGCGTGCTGATGGCTCTTTGCCAATGGCGCACTTGATGCCGTCTGTTGCAAACGCAATCACTCGACGATCAGAGTTGCTGTCCACAGCCAAGCGATTTGAAACAATGAAGTTAAAGCCAACAAATGTGTTGATCTCACCCATCGCCAAAGCTTTGACAGTGTTGTAGTCGCTTGAAGTTACAGTTGTGTTGTTCAACAGGTCAGAAATTTGCTTTGGAGAAACAACGATATTACGCGCAATCGAAGGATCGACATTGCCGCTGTCAAGTTTCTCTTTAGCTTCAACCAACTTAGCAATGGTCAAACCGGCAGATCCGTGTACGATCTTTTGGCCTGATGGCAATGATGTCGTTGTTGAACCGTCTTTACCTGTCTGCGCACTACCAAGAGCAGCGGAAAGGATAACGTCATCCATTGCGCGGCCCATAGCTGCGGCAGCAGCACGACTGTATGTGGATGTCGGATCAACAAGCAAACGCACTTTGTCTTGATCATCGATCAAATCAGCGTACTCGTAGTCAGACATTGTTACCATCCGGCGCGAATGTGGAGTGTCCACAATAGGCGTGTCAGCGTGGCGCGAAGTTCGTAGGACAGCCGCAGCCGCACCTACTTGGTCAAAGAAAGCTTTCTCGCCATTCACGCTTTCCACATCTACCGCGTTACGCAGCAGAGAACCCATTTGCTGTGAAAGCATTTGGATGTTTGCAGAAAACTGATTGACAAAAGCTGTGGTAATTTGAGAAGACATGTTGTCTCTCCTTGCTCTGTTACAGTTAAAGTTTCTGCGCTTGGTTATCCCGATTGGGGCCATGCTGCTGCTTAGGGCAGATAATCCGCTTGACTGACAAGCTTACCGCGTGGGCCTTTCGGTTATCCACTATGACATAAATGCAAATAGTCGCTGCGCTTCCGCAACATATGCATCATGCTCTGGATGCTTCGCATCCAAATACGGCCCGTCTTGCCGCATAACCTCTCTAAGCTGGCGCTGCGCCTCATCTGGCGTCATCACCAATTCGGTAGGTTCACCTACTAGGTTATCCTCTCCGATCTGTTCTGCCAAGCGAGAAAACATTTTAATTACTTCGGGGTGATCCCCAAGCCTACGCCCATCAGACAATTCAACGCTTTCAAACATAGACATGCCCTCTTCACCAAGCAACGTGCGCGCAGCGCCCTGTGCCATGCCCATACGTTGATCATAAGCCTGACCGAACTCTGCGCGAAGGGATTGCTCTGACTCGTACAGAGCGGCCTCTGCGCGGCTCTCAGCCCCTGCCTTGTCTTGATCACTGGACTCGCCGATAAACTTAACAAGGCGCTCTGCTTGCCGTGGTTGCAATCCTGCTTCCCACATAGCTTGACGAAAGGCGCTTACGCCCTCTTTGTCTATGCCTTCGCCCAGCTCAAGCTGATAGCCATCCGCGTTTTCTGGACGGCCAACAGAATTGTAAAACTCATTGTATTGGTCATCCGTCCAGCTCTTGCCAGGCTTGGCAACCTTGTCAGCGCCAATCATGCGCTGGGCATTTACATAGCTCTTTGCCAAGCTGGCAGGATCTGAAAACGTCCGTAATGACGGTTCATTTCGCAAATCCTCCGGCAAACTGTCCAAAAACCCCATCGGCAATGCTTCCGCACCGCCTGCGACTTCTTGAGATCCAGCATCTTGGATTGCCTCTTCGCTCATACTTTATCCTTTTCTTCGGTCAGCATTCGGACAACCAGCAGCACCGCTGCGCGCTGACCTTCATTAAATGCAGTTTCATAAGGATTGTCCGAAAACGTGGTTGCCTCATACCCAAAACGGGATTTGAGATCACTCAATACTCGCGCACCATCCTCAGTATTGAACGTGCGCCGATAAGATAATTTTAATTCTTTAACTTGCTTCATTGTTGAGCCGCCCCTACCGCATTAACTAAAGGCGCAATGTTGCCCCCAGCTTCAGCCGCCATCATCTCTTGCTGCATCTGCTGCTGAACTTGAGCTTGCTCTGCCTGCTCTTTGCGAACTTGCGCAACCTCATTAGCACCGCGAATAATCCGAGCCGGTAAGCCTGCTGTTTCAACTAAATACTGAACCATCTTGTCGCCGTCTAAGTAATCAGTGACCGGCGCAACCTCGCTAACTTGTAGCAAAATCTCAAAGCCACGCAGCATCGCCTGCAAGTCTGTAAGCTTCTGAGCCTTGGCAAGTGGAGAAACGTATTCAATATCAATGTTTTGACCTTGAAGTTCTTCCGGCGGCTCGGGGAGCAAACCAGCCCGAAGAAGCAGTGCAAAAGAACGGTCAATAAGCGGCTGAAGAAGCTCGGCTTGCAAACGGCCCAGAACAGGCCCGAGCAACCGCATCTTTTCTTCGTTGCGCTGCAACACCTCAGTCGCTGTCATCGTGGCCCCTTGGCCCAACAACAACTGATCAACATAAAACGCCTGACGAATCGCAGTCCGGCGCTGCTCTTCCATGTTCAATCCCAATGGATTGTTTGCGCCAATGTTTAAAGGCTCCAAACGATCCCGAGTACCGGAGCGATAAAAGTTCAAAGACCCTGGGGTAGTGCGAATAGGAAGCATAAACCCGTCATCAGGAACCATCAAAGGAGGATCGATCTGCTTTTGCGCAGCCTTGATCGTTGTTTCAGACATCTTGTTTAACATCTTAACGTCTGGCAATGTAGTCATCGCCGGTGATCTGCCATATGTAGACACGCTGTCTTTTACAAAACGTGGACACATAAACGGAAATTCGTCAAAACCACCCTCGGAAAGCAGCTCCAAGTTGTCAGCTAAGTAATAAACAGAAGCAACAGGCTTGTTTTTTGCTAGCTTACCTGTCGCCTCGGCTCTAGGGAAAACAGCATGAACAATCGAATGCTCCTTATACGGGTCATCATTTAAATCTTTTTCTATCTGACGCGGCATCTTGGCATCTGGAAACTGCATAGAAATCGCCCGAGCAGTCAACTTAAACTTGCGATAAACAGTATCAACACGCCCACTAGGATCTTCGCTAATACAAACCTCGGCAATGTGGCGACAAGCAAAACGCAAGCCACCCTCTTCAGACTCAACATAGAAAGCGCCAGTGCCAAAAACAACTAAGTCATAATACAACTCATGGATCTCTTGCTGGAAATTAGAACGGTTAAAATGCTGGTACATCTGATCCATGCAGATTTCTAACCACTCGTTTGCAGCATCATCACGCTGCAAAGCAGTGTCACGATAACGCATAGAAAACCAAGGCGTACTAGGCGAAGTCAACATCCCATGCAAACTAGACGCCAACAACTCAACAGCGTGAATGGCCGTGCCGTCAAAAATCATCTCAGTGCGCTTGTCGCCCTGCGTTCTCTTCTTTGTAATGTCAGCCTTGCGCGGCAACATAAAATCAGCCAGCTCCTGCCAGTGAGACTCCCAATTGGATCGCTGACTTTGTAGCGTCTTATATCGTTTGTCTAAACGAGAAACTAGCGGATTAACTTGTGCCATTATTTTATCCCATAACTTGTCATCAATGTACGCTTAGGACGCATCTTAGAATCCTTAATGCCTTCCACCGCGCCCCCTTGAGTTC